ACCAGAATAGTAGTTAAACAGAACACCAATGTCTTTGTCCAGATCAGAAGAAGGGGCCGATCCATCAACAAATCCCAAGTCAAGCAGTTGATCCTCAATAGTAGTTGTTGATGTATTGACCTGCGTGGTAGAACCGTTGACATATAGATTACCAGAAACCGTCAGATTGTTGGAAACGGTAACATCATTTGGAAGTCCAATCGTAATGGTTTGGTTTGATGCTGAAGTTTCAATTTCGTTTGCAGTGCCAGCAATCGTAAGTGATTGTGAATCTAAATCAACTGCACCAGTGCCCGAATCTCCAGCAACATCAAGGTCTTGTGATGTTATATTACTATCAACATAGTCTTTAACTGCTGCTGATGTTGGAAGAGTAGTATCGTTATCATTAGAACCAATACCGTCTGCTTCAGTTACAAGAGTTGCTGCAGCAATTTGAGCAGTTGTAACATCACTCGCAGTAATGGTAATAGTATTATCAGTTACCGCAGTGTCAATACCATCACCACCAGTAAATGTTAAAGTATCTGATAAAAGAGAAACAGTATCATTGGATCCACTGTCTGCTGCTATTGTCAGTGTTGCTACAACATCAATGAATGATAAAGTTCCAGATCCATTCGTTGCAAGAACCTGATTATTAGTTCCATCAGTTCCAGGCATTGTATATGTAACAATACCAGCAAGACTATCTGGCGCCTTGAGAGTTATAAAATCACTACCATTATCAGTTCCTTCTACAAGGTTAACACCACTACCAACTGTAGAGGAATTTACAGACCAATACCTTCCAGACCCAACAAATTTGTTATTCGCAAGAACTTCGTCAAGACCAACATAAAGGTCATAACTATCTGTAGTAAATCCAGGTTCACCTGCTTTAAGAGCCGGTAAATTTGCTAAAAGACCTCTTTTAAACTGAAGAGTTGGTGCTGCCATTTTATTAGTTTATACTGTCCAGTATAACTATTTAGTTATAAAATATTGCACAAATTATATTAAAATGAACCCCCATTAAAAAATCTTGGAATGGGTCCTAATTCTGATTCTACTGTTCTAAGAAATTTTTCTGGTGTTGGTGTTTCTATAGAATCACTTAATTTGTCATCTGTGGAAACAACATCAAATTTTTCATCTGTGGCATTATATTTTAGTATATGTTTATTTTTATTGCTATCTAAATTATTTAAATTTGTATCCAGCAAATCTCTTACTCTAGTTGGCATCAGAATCCTCCTGCATCCAATTCTGTGACTGGAATTATAAGTTCTTCCTCTAATCTATCGATAAAATCATCTGGCAAATCATCATCATCAACTGAAGATAAAAGAAGTTCATCTGCTGTTACTAAAACAAATTTATCAGTTGCACTATCATATGACATCAATAAACCATCTTTAGAAGCATCTAAAGTTCCAAATGAAGTATCGTTCATTTCTTTAATTAAACTGGGCTCTCTTACACTTTGAACAGATACTTTTGCTGGATCTTTCTTTTTTGCTACATTGTTAATTGACTGTGCTTTTCTGGCTATTGGCATGAGTTTTAACCGGTAGTAATTCCTGCTGTAACAAAGGCCATACCTTCAACTAATCTTGTGGTAGCACCTGATGGAGATACTAATCTTACATCATAAAGATGTCTACCAGGTTTTAATCCAGAAGTAACTCCAGATGTCATAGCAATAGCAACTTCTCCTATAGATGATACTATACTCACAGTAAAGGAAGTTGATGTAGTTGCTCCTGGATGCTTTTTCAAAGTGGCAGCGGCAGAATATCCTGCAAGATTTGTCACAGATCCATCAGACTCAGTTGAAACAAAAGTTTCTGAGAAATCTACACCTTGTGGTATTGAAATATTAATGACTGGATTGACTGCCATCGTAAGTATTATATTTTTTAACTATTTAGTTTCTTCCTGGTCTTTATTTTGTTTTAGTAATTTTGACAATTCGGCAGTTGAACCAACAAACAATGCATTTGTAACATTTGTTGGTCCTTTTGCTACTGTCTCTTCTTCAACATCTTTAAGTTTTTTCTGCAGTTCCATCAACTTATCAGTTGCGTCTGCAACATTCTTGATTAACTGACCTGCAACTTCATATGCTCTAGGCATTTCACTCTCTTGAGCAAGTTCAAGAATACCATTAATTGCTTCTTGTCCCTTTTCAATAATAGAATATAAATTACCTCTAGTATACTCATAATCCTTCTTGACATCTTCTGTAGAAGATGCTGAAGTTGAAATATGTTTTGGTGTATCCTTTACTGGTTCCGTAGAAACGATGTCTGCAGCAACATCAAAAGTTTCATTGAGTTCATCAAAATTTTTTGTCATTTTCATTTCTCTATCAATAACTTATACTGAAACCAAAGTCATCTCCGTCTTGAATGAGTGCATCATCCGCATTTGTAATAGACTTAATAGCCTCTCCTTTGACATGCTTAGTTGGGGTTGTCTTATCTTGTCCTCTTTTGACCTTAATGCTGTCAGTAAGAACATCAAGCACATACAATTCTTCACCATCCAGTTCAATATATGTATTTTCCGTAATTGTGGAAGAGTCTGCAACCTTGAATACAACATCAACATCTTCAATATCTTGATCAAGAGTTGTGAGAACTGTGCCCGTATAATTCTTAATTGCTCTTGGTTCAACAGCGTATGTAAGATCTCTTTGTGGAGTTCCTGTTCCAGTAGATCCAGCAACATATCCAATAGATACCTTTTTGACAATATCGGCATTTGCAGAAGCAACAGGGCCAAACAAATAAGTCTTTGCACTAAATCTTAAAGTGTAGACAAGTGCTCTCCGTGCAGAAAAATCTCCCTCATAATCATCACTCATACTAATGCTTTCAAGCGTGACGGGAATATCTCTTTTTTCGCCAATAGATTCTACCAAATTGACCGACATCGTATATGCTGGTTGAAAATAAGGTAAAATTTGCTCAATAATTTGAAGCATATCATCATTTAATTTAGTCATAATAGCCAGTTCAAACTCCATATTGTATGGAACTGGCATATATGCAGTTTGAATTGAAGTCTTATTAGATGTAAGTGCTTTTTTAAACTTTTGAGTTTGCGTTACTTTTCTAGACGGATCATATGTAAGACCAATAAACTCAAATGACATTCTAGGCAAAGAAAGAGATACTGATTTGTTTAAATCAGGTTGTTGATTAATTCTTGCTAAGAATTTCTGCGTAGGACCATACGCCAAAGGAACTCTAAACTGGTTATTTACATTACCAGATGAATCTTCTTGTTTAATTTCTATATCATTAAACAGAGAACCGAATGATATAATGGTTCTTCTAAAAATTTCGTTATAAAAATATTCAAACATTGGAACGGTTCTTTGTTTAACTATTATTTATGAACTTAGGGCATACCGAATGGATTTCTCTCACTGAAGTCAATAATACTATCTGCTTCATTCTCTATTTCTTCATTTGAAGTGAATCCTGTTTCTGGATAAGATGCGGAAGCAAGTTTGTAACTTGCTGAAGAAGCAGAGCCGACAATTTGCTCCCCAACAACAAAATCTCCATCTGCTCTGTAGATTTCTAATGAACTTCCGTCTGCAACCCAATTGAGAACTCTTGCTGTAGATCCAGAAATAGAACCGGTAACAATTTCGTTCTTCTGGAAAGTTCCAACTCCAATCTGATTTGGTGCTGCAATAGTGATAGTTGGTGGTTCGGTATATCCCAGACCAGCATTAGTAAGATAAATCGCACTAATTGATCCAGCAGCACTAACAACAACTGTTGCAGCTGCAGAAACTGTTGAAATTCCACTGAATGTTACAAATGGTGCAGTTGCTGTTGTATAACCAGAACCGCCACCAGTAATAGTAACAATTCCAAGAACACCATTTCCAATAAATGCGGTTGCAGCAGCTCCAACACCATCACCGACAAATCTAACTGAAGGAGAAACTGTATAACCAGAACCTGGATTTGTAAGAAGAACTCTTTGAATAGATTCTGCGACTGGATTTGCGTTGAGTTCGCAGGCAACAATTCCAGAAATTCTCTCCGCAGTTGCTATTCCAGTTACACCTGGA